ATCGTCAATATCTGAATCTAAAATATCACTATCCGTATTTATTGAATCCCACCAATCAAATTCACCCTCCATTGACATAAAATCAACAACAGGCTCAATATCGTCATGATAAGTACCCATCTCATGAGTATACGTATTTAACCTCCATTCTGTTCGTTTCTCAATATAATCAAATTTAAAAAGATTAAACTCAGGTCTTAAAAGTTTTACATCCTTATCATTACTCAAAATATCAGGATTTATTTCCAAAATTTTTGACATATAATCAACGTCAATGTGTTTCATAGTATCACCAAATAACTTAACAGAAACTTCATCACACACCTTAATAAATTTTCTATCGTCTAAACTATGTTCTTCAGTCTGCTTAAGAATTTCTTTACAAATTAAAATAATAATCCTGTCAGATACGTTTTCTAAATGTGATGTATTTTTCATTATCCATATAAATATCACAAAACTTTGTTTGATTTACGAATATTCTCATCACCCCACATAGGTTGTAAATTACTCAATGACCAACATCTCATAAACTCATCATCACCAATCTCCTGTATATCATGAACAGAAATAGGCATCACATGGTCAACATGCCATTGACCATAGTTATCCCACGTCATACCATCAGTAAATTGTTTCTCCAAATGATTGATTAACTCCTCAGGCGTGTACTTAAGAACCTCAAAGTAATGACCGTTCTTATCCACATTATTCTCCTTCAACACCTGATATATCGCAGTCCTGAAATTACTGATTAGTTTATAGATGGGGTCAGTATCCTTACGATGTTTTTCGTACTTACGTTTGTATTCTCTATGTTTATCAATATTTTTTTCCCTCCATTTTTGATGGTAATCATTTAGACGGTCTCTATTATCTTTTTGCCAATCGGAAAAATATTGTAATCGTTTTTCTCTATTTTTAAAATAATGTCGTTTATCTGATTCAGATTTTCCACCTTTAAATTTTCTACCAGAAGGTCCAATGACTGCACCGTTTTCTTTTAGTGTTCTTAACACCACTTGTTTAGTAATATTTAATTTTTCAGATATAGATGGTGAACCTAACATCTCATCATTATATAATCTTAAAATTTCATCAACAACTGATTTTTCTAATACTATTTTCTTCATATATTATAAATACAACCATAAACTTGATTGTTTACAAATATATATAAAAAAAGGTCAGATTTCTCTGACCTTTTTTATTATTTTTTAAGATTTTGATTATCTCAATTCTCTTAAATCGAATGTACGAACACCATCAACAGTAATTCTGCCGTAAAATCTATTATTCACCATCTTTTTTGCGTAACGGGTCATAATACCTTTTATCGGTGTAAAGTTGAACGGATTGTACATAGTTGGAGTTAATTGAAGTGGTACATACGGTGCGTAGATGTAACCAGTGTCTAACAATGACGTTCCTTTGTGTCCAACCAATACTTGGTTTGGTGGGAAGTATGGGTCACGATAAACTTGGTAACGACCAGCTAAAGTACCTACTCTTTCAATACCCATGTTATATTGGTCTTGCTCAGGAGATGCGTTAGATACGTGGAAGTATTCTAAGTCATCAAAGATAGCTGAAACTTCAGAAGAAACAACAATCCAGTTAGCTCCACCACGAAGAGTTGACTTGTGGATTTGTGCAGATAATTGGTTGATTGCTGTAATCAAAGTTTGGTTCCAGTCTTTCTGAGTGTAAGAAGTAGTGTTAGCTAATCTTCTCCATCCGTTGTAGTCCCAACGTAAGTTCCAAGCCGCACCTTTTCTTAAGTCTCTCAAGATTTCTCTGTCAATTTCAGCTGCCACCTGCTCAGACAATAAAGCTGTTAATTCAGCTTCAGCGTCAATGTTGTGGAATGCTGCAACGTCTTGAGCTAATTCAGGAGACCATTGTGCTCTTAACTTTCTTTCAGTAACTGTAACAGTTACAGATTGAAGGTCGAAAGAAACTTCACCAATTTTGTCTTCAAATTCTAGCTCTTCGTAACGTCTGAAGTAAGAAACGAATGAAGTACCTGAAGTGATACCTGTGATAGTAGTACCAGTGTAACCATCAATAGTGTCACTTCCACATGTAGGACATGTAGGACAAGAAAGGTCTACTTCAAGGTAGATACAACCGTTAACGTCACAAACGTCATTATATTGACCACCGTTACCTTGAGAAGAGAACGCTGCTGTAGATTGATTATAGTTAGGAGTAACAATTCCTTGACCATATTTTTGAGTAACTACTCTGAACAATAAAGGTCCAGTAGAAACTGTACATGGAGAAGTTGTAGATACACCTAATCCTACGCTTTGAACAATAACAAGGTCAGACAAGAAAGATTCTGTGTCATACTCGTTACCATCAGGACCAATCATTTTACCAACACCTGTGTTAGCAAAACCACACATTTTCAACAATATTTTTCTATTGTTACCGATGTAATCTGGGTCGTTTGTATTGTCAGCATTTACTAATGAACCGTTAGACCATTTAACAACACCTGTTGCTGCTGAAAGAATGGCAAAACGACCTTTAGAATAGTCAAACAATCCAGGTGGGTCAAGAGCCGCTTCGTTTCCTTCGTAGAATAAATCATAAAGGTTTTTAGCGTAAGCTCCAGCACCTGTGTAACCAGCTTGTGGGTCACCAGGATAGTTTCCAGGAGAACCGATTGGTGCGTAGTGGTCACCACTTGCAGTTGCAGATGCTCCTGAGTATCCTTGAATTTTAGGTATAAAGTAGAACAATTTACCGATTGGTAAGTTCATAGCTTGTACAGAAACGATTTCGTTCGCTAACAATTTAGAGAACACACGTCTAACGATTGGGAATACAACAGTTTCAAATGAACCTGAAGAACCTTCCGAAGTCGCTTCGTTAATCAAATGTGACGCTTGGTTTTCATACAATTGTGCTACATTTTCTTTTAGGTGGCCTTTAAGACCTTCTAGGAACCCTAATTTGTCCCATTTGCTGATAGTATCTTCTTTGATAACTTTAAGGTGTTTTAACCCAATGTTACCAACAAGACCTGATTCTAATAATGCTCCCATTTTTTTTGGTTGTTTTATTTTTTAGTTTATTTTTATTTTAATTTTGACATCAAATCTTTCATTCTTAAGAACTGAGGATTCTCGTAAGTTTTAGACTCAATCAAGTTAACTGCTGAACCTGTGTTTTGAACGTTTTCAATTTTACGTTCAATTGATTCGTTCATTGGTTGACTTGTCTTAACTGAAAGTTCATCTTTGATTGTCTTGTACAAGTTTTTAGATTCTTTAAGAGACTCTACACCGTCAAATCTTTTCAAGATGTTAATTTTCTCTTGTTTAGATGTTGAGTGTTCAGTGAACAAACGAGTTGCGTAAGCTAAGTTTGAATTAAACACAGCGACTTCGTTTAGTTTGTTTCTGAATACGTTAAGTGCTTTTCTGTACTCTTCATTTTTTTCTCTAAGTACTTGTACTTCTTCACCGTACACGCTCTCTTTGATTGGGAATTCTAAATTTCTGTTAGGGGTGATTCCTTTTCTTAAACCACGACCTGATTTAGAACCGTTACTATAAGTACGTGACGCTTCTTTTGTTTCTGATTTTTTACCTTTAACGATTTTCATCTTACCATCAAGAGTCTCATCATCTTTGTATACGTCAACTTTTTTAGCTGAACCTGTACCCATTGATGTGTTTGTTTTCTTTCTTTTTGGTATTTCGAATCCACCGTCCATATTTGGTTTTGTACTATATTTGAAACTTGACGCTTTACCTGTCTTAGGAGTTTTAGATTTTTTAGATTCCATCATATACGGGTCTTCTTCTTCTCCTTCTTCTTCTTCAGAATCAGAATCTTCACCTAAAGTGATTTCATACATAACATCATCTTCTTCTTCTAAATCTTCTACGTCCATTTCAATTTCATAGAACATTCCACCAGGTCTTTCCTCTTCAGGTGGTTCTGGAAGGTCTTCTTCATCGTTGAAAACAGAATTGATGATATCTTCCATAGATTCTTCTGAATCTTCCATGTCCATGTCCTCTTCTAAGTCCATGCCCATTTCATCTTCATCATCCATGTACATTTCCATTTCTTCTTCTTTGTTCCAACTATCTTCTTCAGATTCTCCAACAATCATATATTCGTCTTCATTAGTTTTTAGGTTGATATTTCCAGCATTGTCTTTTGTAACAATGATGTTGTCATCAGGACCCATTAACTGAAATACACGAATGATTTCGTCGTTAGACTTTCCTCTTAAGTCAATTGGAGACGCCATGTCTTCAACTTCGTTATCTGTATCCATATCTTCTTCAGAATCTTCCATGTCCATATCCATAGACATTTCATCATCATCGTCAGACATATCAACATCTGTGTCAACCTCTTCTTCATCCTGTTCGGATAGAGATTCTTTTACTAATTCTTTAATTTCTTGCTTCATGGTTGAAGCAAGTATTTCTTTTGCGTTGTTAGCAACTGCTTCCTCAAGATTTTTCATTGAGAGTATAGCTTCTTCTACTAAAGATTTTTCTTTTGCCATTTTTGGTTGTTATTTTTATTTATATAAATATTGTTAATTTTAAAAAAAAATTAATTCTTACGTAATTGACGTAAAATAATTTTTATTTTTTTAAAAATTTTTGTTTCTCTAATTCAATAAGTTTGTCAATTTCTGACTTTCTAAATTCTAAATTTTGAAGTCTTCTCTCACCCATTTTAAATAAATCATCTTCTAATGGTTTATTTCTATATTGTTTTGTTTTTGTTTTTCCTTCGAATTGAATGTTGGTCATGAGATACGGTTCGTAGAATCTTGTCATGTTTGATTGTTCTTTTTTGATTCTACTTTTCTTGTTTGAGAACGCCACATATTCATTTGTTTCTGTGTTCACGTAAAGAAATACTTGAACATTTTTTTCTGAATATTTTGTGTGGTCAAAACCGTATGAAGCAATTTCAAAGAAGGTGTCACCATCTCTATCAACAAAACTTGTTGCTTTTGTGAAAGGTTTAACTTGAACAAATATTTGTTGTCCATTTGTTTCAACCATAAGGTCCATACCTTTTTTTGTGTCTCTTACATCACCTGAACAAAATCTGATAATGTTTGTGTCTGAACCAAAAAAATCTTTTAGGATTTTTATTCCAAACATTTCATTTTGATTACCTTTATCAATTGTTGCTCTGTTAAGGTTAACAAGTTCTTCGGTATATTTCCCATTAAACAAATCATCTTTGTTATCTGTAATAAAATCTATCAGATTATTAATTGTTATTTCTGTTCCGGGGTTTTGTGATGTGAAAAGTTCTTTGATTTTATCTCTTACTTTTGTGTTGGTGTCAAAACGATTTAAGACCGACCAGTGGTCTACACCAGGAATGTGTTCCCACACATAGATAACACCTTCGTTAGTGTCACAGTTACCATCAGGATTTGGTAATTTACCATATTTTGATAATGGTTTATATATCGCACGTAACATCTGACGGATATGTTCTGCAACAGGGTCAGTTTTTTTCTTGAAATATTCTAATATTATTTGGTATTGTGTTTCTGAAACTGAAATTTTCATATTCCATAAATACCTGATAAAACAAAAAAGGAGGGAAACCCCTCCTTTGATGTATTATTGAAAATTGTTTTATTATTCTATCACTTCATCAATTTTACTTTCAACAATGCATGTTATTCTCCAATCTTGTGAATAACTCTGATAAATTTTGGTCACTTTTGCTTCCACATCAGTTGGGTTGTAACCTTTAACCAACTTTTCTTCTTTTTGTTTTTTTACTTTACCTGATTCTGAATCTACAACATCAGTTGTAATTCTTGCTACAAAATATTTTTCATCCATTTCCATAAGTTTTTTTTTTAAAAATATAATAAATAAAACTTATCTATCAAGGTATGAGGACAATTTTTTCATTAGTTCTTTTTGTTTGTCAATAGAATCACTACTCATACCTGTTGTTCTTTCCGCTCTTATCTTGTTTTCTTCATCTAAATTCTCTTCAAATTTAAATCTATCATCAGGTTCTGTGAACAAATACGCTCCAGGTGTTGATGGTGAAGAAACAAGGTCAAAACAAATAAGTTCAAAATCATCTTGTACTTCATTTTGTTCTCCGACTTTTTTCAATGAACCTACACCACGAGAAGAAATACCAAGAGTAACTCCTTGTCTCAAATAGTTTGCAGCTAAATCTCCTTTTGTTGAACAGATTCCTCTTTCGTGAAATCCTGGTGATGTCAACAATTTTAATTTACCCATTAATACTTTTCCATCCCACCATACTTCAGTGATGATGTGTGAAACTCTATCTAAATCAATTAATGAAGATTCTGGATGATTTAATTCTGATAAAGAAGTTCCCTTCTCAATCAATTTTTTATAATTGTCAGCTTCTCTTTTTAATATTTTTTCAGGGTATAGCCTACCATTTCTATTTGGGGTATCGTATTTTTGTAAAACCGCATAAAATTCAAATGGTTTTGAGTGGTCTAAAAAATTCTTAGATTCTTTAATTATTTTCTCATTACCGTTCTCATTTGGATTAATGTATCCTGCGTCATACTCAATAAGAATTCCTTTTCCAACTTGACCAGGTTTTATTATTTGTAAGTTCATTTCAATGTTTTATATAATAAATATTGAAAACATTAACTTTGTGTCGGTATTGGTTTCGTTTTATTTGTTTTTGAATAATGAAATGAGAAATATTTGTTATTTGAAAAATTATTTTTGAATATACTTTTACAAATTTCTTTAAGGGAATCTTTAATTTCTTTTGATTTGAAATCTAAAGTTGAGTCCAACAAATATAAATTTACTTCTAAATTTAAAAATGATTTTTTTCCTTTTGATAATCCTGATGACCTTAAATCTAAATCAACAATAAATTTATTATCGTATATTTCCGTGTTTACTGACTCGTATACTGAATGTCTTATGGCTCTACTTAAGTTTGATACCACTCTTGTCCAATTCTCCAACTCTTCTTTTGGTTCAACCCATGTTTGAATATTTAAATACATTGATTTTAATTCAAATGAATCTACTGTTCCGTAAATTGTTTTAGCAGTTTTAAAACCATGTATTTTTGAGGTTTTGCCTTTTTTCATTAATTTTCATTTTTCCTAAGTTTATTTTTAAAAAAAATAGGTATAAATGTAGTGCAAGTCAAAATTTTTTTATATTTGCAGATATTTCTAAAATATGTTAATAGTTAAAATAGATAAAAACACACCAATAGAAAAGGCCTTAAAGCAATTGAAGAATAAGGTAATTAAGACTCGTCAAAGTCAGGAATTAATTAATCGTAAAACTTTTGTTAAAAAATCTAGTAATCGTAGAAATCAAATCAACAAGGCAATTTACGTTCAGAAAATGAAAAACGAGAATTAAAGATTATCGTTTAAATCAGATAATTTGAAATAATTAAGTTTGTCGTATTTTTCTGAACTAACGGTATTAATCGTTTCATCAATTCTGGTGATAACATCTGAATCTTTTTCAGATTCTTTAATGACGTTTAATTTATTTACAACATTCTCTTTTAAATTTTCAAATTTTACTTTCAATTCTTTTTCATCTGTATTCAAAAATTTAATAAGTTCTTTTTGTTCAGCCTCATTTAAATTTTCAATATAATGTTTGATAGTATTGTTTGCAACACTAATCATTGAAGAAATAGGAATATTAATAGGAACCGTTTTCTTAACCGGAGTTTTACTTAAAGATTCTTTAATAATATTTTTACTTTTGAGTTTAGATTCAATAGTCAAAACATTTTTTGAAAATAAATTATCAATATCGTCGTAATTATTTTTTGAGTTAGTATTTTTAACCCAACTTTTAATTTTTTCAATTGATTGAGGTTTAATTTTACTAATAGTGCTCTCATAAATTTTAGTGCACTCATTAATATAATCTTCAAGAACTGATTCGTTCAAACCTTGATTAGTTTTTAATTCATCATACAAGTAAAATAATTTACTAATATTTGAATTTTCCAAAACTAATTTTTTGAATGTTTTTAATTCTTTTTGGAAAGTTTGATTAGAGTAAGATTCTAATAATCTTCTATCAACTTTTGATTTTAAAATACCAAATTTCATTTCTTTTTATTTATAAATATCAATCTCTTAATATTTTACTCAATTGTTCTTCAATCTCCCCTAAATAATTTTTCCCTCTTGATAAATCAATGAAAGAATCATCGTCAAGAAAACCATCAGATTCTAAAAGAATATTGTAATTATCTTTTTTCTCACTTTCAGGTAATCCTCCTTCAGGTCCTCCTGCCGGTGGTGGTGTTGGTCCTCCTAATTCATCACCAGGTGGTGGTGGAGGTGTTGTTCCCGCAGATGCGGTACTACCTGACTTAGTTCCATAAAGTTTATCAACGTTATCAAATATTCCTGTATGAATAATAATTGTTGGAGTATTAGTTAACTCAGCTCCAACTGCCTTTTCAATACGTTGTTGTTGTAAATCAAGTTTAATTTCATCATCTGAGAATCCTAAAACATGTTTCTTAGCCCAAGAAACAGATACAGGGGCAATACCCTCAATGGCGGTAACTGCGTCTTTGTATAGAAGTATTTTTTCTTTCCAAACGTCAATTTTAAGTAAGTCGGCTTGTGTAGATGGATTTGTAAGACCTAAAGTAAAATTATTTAATTCGTCTTCAAATCCTAAAATAAATAAATGGACAATTGCAATTTTATTTAATTCTGCAATCATACATTTTTGAATTCTGTTAATTGTTCTTGCGAAACGAATATCTTGTAATGATAAGTTTTTACCATCACCAACTACCTCTTCAAATCCTAAAAATGCTTTAGGTACACGAAGAGCCGTCAATAATTTCTTTTGGATATATTCAATATCCGCAATTTCTGATAGGTTTGTTGCACCAGGTAATGTATCAATAGGATTTGCAGCAGCTGCGTCACGAACAGGAATAAAATAATCTTGGTCAACCGCCATTTGGTTGAATCTCATATCTACGTTACCCGTAGCACTATCAACAACTTGAGACCTTTTAAACTTGTTTGCAACCCTTTGTACATACGGTTCAACATCTTTATCATCCATGTTACCAACAAACACTTTAAATACCCTTCTTTCAGGTGCTCTTGATGTTCTATAAATCAACATCGCGTCTTCAGATAACAATAATTGTTTCCAAATACGTCTTGCTTTTTCTAACATGGAAGTTCCGTAAGGAAGTTTTCTATCATCACCTAACAATCTGAAGTGAGCCATTTCCCATGAATTAAATTCCATGTCTTTAGCCTTCCACTTAAATCTCAAACCTTTGTGTTCTTTTGGTTCATCAACATTTTGAGATTTTGCAGCCATACCTCTTTCAAGACGTTCAATCTCAATATTTGGTAATTGCATACATCCAACAACTCCTTTGTCAGCATCCAATTTTAAGTAAACAAAGTTGTCACCATACTTACATGTGTTTCTTGTCCACATAGGTAAGTTGGTATTTAAATCTAATGCGTTGTTAAATAAATCAGCTAAGATTGATTTAATACGTTTAGATTCAGAATAAATCTGTAACATATAACCATTTTGGTCAACAGTTGTTGATTCTTCACCATAGATATCTAACGCTGCAGATATCTCAGGAGTATATTCCATTGACTCATAGTCATAGAAAGAAGCCAAACGAGTTGGTTCATAATATACTGCTTGAGTATATAAATTACTTTCAATTTTAGTCCACTGATTTGCTAAATAAAAAGTTTGTTGAGCTTGTAAAAGTTCATTATCGTACTCTTGTTTAGAAGTGGTTTTTAATAATTCTTCTTTATCGTATTTGTAAGTTGGATAATCTTGATTCAGTAAAGAATTGGGCCCAAATGCTTGGGATAATCTTTGCCAAACCGTTAATTGATTATTTTGATTGTTTTCCATATTATAATTTTAATTCTAAATCTTTATATTTAAATATTTAAATAATATTTTAAGGTGGACATGTTCCCCAAACTGGTTTAGGTAATACCCAAGAAGGTGTACTTGTGTCAAAATTTAATGGTAATGAAGGTATTAATGGAACACACCAATAAGATAAATCTTGATTAAAATTAGTTGCGTTTTGGAACATATTAGTCATGACAGTTACGTTTGATACATCCCATAACCCAATATCTTGATTAAATAATGTTGTACCAAAGAACATCGCTTGCATAAATGTAACACCTGATACATTCCAAGAATTTAAAGGTTTGTTAAATGAATTACAATTAAAAAACATAGTACTCATAGAAGTAACTTTTGATACATCCCATGACCCAATATCTTGGTTAAATGACGTTGCAAGACCAAACATTCCAGTCATATTTGTTACATTAGATGTATTCCATCCACTTAACGGCTGATTAAACGAAGTTGCACTTTGGAACATAGCATTCATGTTAGTAACTCCTGATACATTCCATGAATTTAAATCTTGGTTAAATAATGTGTTAAATAAAAACATACTACTCATATTAATTACGTTTGACACATCCCAAGACGCAATACCCGAATCATTAAAGTTACTACATAAATAAAACATATTAGCCATATTAGTTACGTTTGACACATCCCAACTATTTGAATTGTTTATTGTAGTTAATGAAGTGCAATTACTAAACATTGAAGTTAAATCAGTTGTATAACCTAAAATAAGAGAGTCGGTAACCCCAGATAATTTTAAATTTTGACATCCCGAAAACCAATAACCTTGTAAGGATGCCCCTTGAAGAGCAAAACTTCCCCATTGAATTACTTCAATCAATTTAAGTTTATCACCACCATTATTAAATGGGCCAAATCCAATATTTGTTCCTAATATAGTTATTGTATAAACACCTGGTGATGAATACGTATGAGTTTTGTTTGCAAAAGTATTAGCACTAATATTACCGTCACCCCAATCAATTGTACCATTATAAATTCCAAAGGCATCTAAAGGTAAAGACACCTGATTAGAAGTTGATGACCCTGCCGAAGTGTTGGTAGTATCCCAAATGCTAATAAATGGTACTGGTATAGGTGTTGACGAAGGTGTTGGTGTAGGTGTAGGAGTTTCAGTTGGTGTTACTGTAGGTGTTACAG